ACGGCTCTAACTTCTCGATCTCATTCCCGGTGAAGAACAACTCTACGGCTAACCGCAATCTGATGTTGGCAATGCACAATGCAGGTTGCCTGACGTGGGTGTCGCCGCAGTACACCGACAACGCCGCCTATAAGACGGCGGGCGTTCCGAAAGGTCAGATTGATACGTGGATTGCTACACCATTGCCCGCGACGAAGTTGCTGATGGGACTCTCATCCAATTACAACATGGCTACGGACTCGCTGACGCTGGCAGAATGCACGCGTGAATGGGATGCTGCTTATGCTGCGAATGCTACGCTGCGTGGCGTAAGTTGCTATAACGCACACCTCGATAATCAAATCAGTTATGCATTCGCAAATGCATTCAAGGCTCGGTTCGACACCGCCATGCAGACCGGCGCGGGTATCACCGGCAATGATTCGAATTCGCTTGCCATCTCTGGCACGCTTGCCCAGGTCAACGCCGCACTCGATGGCCTGACCTACAAGCCTAATAGCGGCTTCACTGGCGGCGACACGATCACCGTCACAACGAGTGACGGCACCTTGTCCGATACCGACACAATTGGCGTGATGGTCATAAACGCGTGATGATGTGGGACGAAGTTCAACAATGGATTCTTCGCTTCGCTGGCGTGGCGGGTGCTTTGGTGTCGATGCGTTTCGTAAATGGCTCGTTGTTCGAGCGTTTGCTTATGATGATCGGTGGGGCGTTCTTTTCCTTCTATGCTACCGAGTGGACGGCACAGTGGCTTGCGCTGCCACAAGGCCTTACAGGGTTCTTGCTGGGCCTGTTTGGCATGTCGGTGCTCTCGCGCGTGTGGGAGTGGGTTCAGTCCACGAATGCAGTGTCTGGGTTTCTCGATGCCTGGCTACGCAAAGGTCAGCCGCCAGCGCCACCGCCAGCACCGAAAGATGAGGATAAGAAATGATTGACCTTTCTTTTCTTTCGTCGGCCTGCTGGTTCTTTATTGGCGTCACGGCTCTCGTTGCGAGCTTCAATGACATGGTGCGCAAGACAGTGATGGAATGCGTTGCCTTGGGCGGTGTGAGCCTTGGCGCGTTCTCACGGTCCTACTATGTATTTCAGCGGCAAGAGACGGACCCGGACGCTGTGTGGATTTCAATTGCTCTTGCAATCTACTGCCTGGCCATGTGGTACAAAATGATGTGGGTTGTGCCTCATCGGCCGGACTACAGGCCACCGAAAAAGTCACGCTACTACTGATGGCTGACATCACCCTCACCGACTTCATAGTCAAGCGTAATGTTCGGGCGTTCCTTTGGGCATTACGTTATGGTGAGGGCACGCAAGGTGAGGAAGGGTATCGCACGCTGTTTGGAGGCAAACTGTTCCTGGGTGCGGACGGCATCTACAGCACCTTCGACGACTTCGCCGATCACCCGCGCACACGCATAACGTTCACGTTACGGAACGGTAAACGGCTGACGTCCACTGCGGCAGGGGCATATCAGATCCTCGAGAAGACCTGGGACGGCGTGTGCAACCAATACGGCTTCCTTAACTTCGAACCGCCGACACAGGACCTGGCTGCTATAGCCTTGATCCATGGGCGCAAGGCCCTCGAGGACGTGGTCGAAGGCCGTATCCATATCGCGGTGTTGAAGTGCAATAAAGAGTGGGCGAGCTTGCCAGGTAGTCCCTATGGCCAGCCGGTCGTTACCCTGGAGGAATTCAGACGAGAGTACGAAGAGGCGGGCGGACTGTTCATGAACGAAGACGCTGCACGCGACGCGCCGATGGTGCCGGTTGTGGTGCAAGCTAAGATGCCACACATCGCCAGCAAGACAGCGGAGGTCACTCGTGGTAGCACGGATCTCGGCGTCGAATTGCAACAGGAGAAAGCCATGCCCATTCCAGCCATCGTAGCGGCGTTGCTGCCGTCGCTCATCCAGCTTGTGCCGCAACTCACAAAGATATTTGGGTCGGGTTCGGACGTGTCCCAACGGAACATCGCCGCGGCTGAAGCTGTGTTTACTGTAGCGAAGGACGCTATCGGTGCAAAGAACGAGCAGGAGGTTATCGAAGCCATCAAGAGCGACCCTGTTCAAGCGACCGCGGTCAAGCAGGCTATCGAGAAGAACTACTTGCAGATCCAGGAAGCCGGCGGCGGTGGCATAGAAGGGGCACGGGCGTATAGCATGAGCGTTGCCGCCATGCGAACACCGGAAGGACAACCGCTTGGACTGTTGACGCAGCCCGCCTTTGTGATCTCTATGGTGATGCTTGGTCTTGTGGTCATGATGGTGCTCGTGGTCCTGTTCCCGTGGGAAATATTTAGAGAGAATGGTGGACAGATCTACACCGACGAGGTTAGACTAATTGTGGTGACAGCAATCATTGGTTCGCTGTCGACGATAGGAGCGTTCTGGCTCGGTTCGTCCTTTGCTAGCCGGCAGAAGGACACCACGATAAATACGGCGCTTGGCAACCGCACCCGTTCAACTGACTAGGAGTCAATATGAAGATCGAAGTCACTCAAGGTTCCAGCGGCATCTGGTCCTGGCGTTTCAAGAGCGACAACGGCGAGACTGTGATTGCGGAAGGCGTGAAGACCTTCGAGTCGAAAGCAGAGGCACAGAAGGCTGTCTCTGCGTTCGCTGGGTCAGTGGGCGTGAAGTCGAACGCCGTCACCTATGTCCCGCTCAACCCAGAGGAAGAGGAAGAGGAAAAGTAGGGTCTTTCCTGGGCAGTCTTTCTACAAGGGCAAGGGGTAGGGTACCACCCATACGTTGCCCGCAATGCCACGTCGCGACCTGGCGAAGCCTGGCGGTACTGGCAACCGACAGGGCCCCCATGTTTTCGGGGGTCATACCACGTAGGTCCACCAGCCAGGTCGCGACCGGGTTGCCAATGAGGCACCAGCATCGTCCGCCGGCCCATACCCGGCGCGAGGCGTAGATGATCTGAGAACGACGCATTCCATAGGCAACGCCCAGCACCTGTGCGGTGTCGCCCCGAACGAAGTCACTGAACTTCAATTCTATTCCGCCCTCAACACCGTCGATACAATAATTGACGTCGGGTGTGCCGTCGGCTGCCGCGTTCTCGATGCGTTCCAAGTGGAAGCGCAGACCTAGTGCCTGGCAACTCTTGGTGAGGTTGGGACGGATGCGCTCGGCCCAGAAGCCTACTTCATCCACCGTACTTGTCTCCGTACTTGTCGATGTAAAAGATTTGCGCCATGCTGGGACGTTCTAGCTTGGGAGTAAAGCCCTCCAGCTTCATGACGAATAGCAGTGGCAGGTTCGTCTCGAGTGCCCAATACGTTTTCTTATTGATTGTCATCTGGCACATAAGCACTTCGATGGCGTTGAACTTTCGGCCATCGGCTGTCTCGATCTTTTCCTTGGACCTTACGACCACACGCTCACCACGCTCTTCGCTCACGTGTTGCGGGATGTCGACGGTACCCAGCAGGCGGTCTGTCTCAGTGGACCACAATTCGTAGATCACGTGCAGACTCCCCAGTTAGCACCGACGGTTCGGTCGGCTCGGATAGGTACGCTGAGTTTCATACAGTGCTCCATTATGTGAGTTACCTCGTTAGTTGCTTCTCGATGTTCTTTGCTACGGCCCGCACTGTGTCCGAGCTCGTCGTGGCAGGTGAGCTTCGGTGGACCGATGACCTTTGTGGCACCGCTACGATGGAGCTGACGCATGGCCTCCTTCATAAGGTCCGCTGCACTACCCTGTAGCAGGGCGTTCAGAGCCTTGTGCGTGTAGGCACGGGTCACACGCGGTCCCCATGCTTCGATAGCGTCGTCGTACCGCTTGGCCTTGCCGTTGTAGTCCTCATGACCCCAGCGTGGTTCGAACAAGTCAAAGCGTGCACGGCGCCCTCCGAAGGTCGTGATGAAGCCACGCTCGGCCGCACGCTTCTGTGCGGTGTTGTACGTGGCACGGACGAACGGTAGGGCCTGGTGGTATTGGTTAATGATGAACTCAGCCTCTTCACGGGAAAGATTAAGCTGGGCAATCATGGTGTCCACGCCCATGCCATACACGAGTCCGAAGTTAATGCCCTTCACCGGCTTCCGCCACTGTTTGCGGTGAGATGGCGTCGTGATGTCCCAGCCA